CTAGTCACAAGTCCACCGCCAAGCAATCCAGAATCAAATGTAATTTGAGCTTCTTCCACGACTGCTTTCAAGTTTGAATCATATTTGTTTTCCTGTCCAATCGTATCACCACAATCAATTGCCGGTTCTCCACGGTAGTCCAGTTCATATTCAATTCCAGACGAAAAGTAATCAGCAAGCCATGTAGCAACTTGCTTACTATGTTCTACATCAGAAATAATAGGATTCTGCCATTCTTTATCCGTACCACGATTGTTTACCGTCTGAACAGTATATGCCGTAGATACATTATACTTATATCCTTTTACAGTTATATTTACCGTCTCACCAATTGCAACACCAGACACAGCAATTTCAACATAATATGCTCCGGAAGATACAACATTTGCCGATTGCCCGCTCTTTCCATCTTCGATACTCACTGTATATCCGTAGCAAGCATCAGACATATAATAAATAGCATTTTCACCGTCATACGTGAGCGTTTCCGTTGCAAGTTCATCTTCAATACTTGATTTTGAATAAAGATATCTAGCAACTTTCACGTTCTTGATTCTATCAAGCTGTGTCCCAACAGGTGTAGAATATAAATCGTCGTACTCAATCCGATAAGACGTTTCTGAACCGATTGAAATATAATCCACATGGATTCTGCTGTTCGGCTCAGTCTCTACAAATTCGATTTCCATCTTGTCGTATTCTGGAAAATCGTATTGGATTTCAAAATCATTTGCGATTCCAGATTGAATTGTCAGTGTATCGCTCAATACATTATCTGCATATGTCCGTATAATAAATTTCTTTGGAAGTTTGTTGCCAAATGCAATGTAAATACCATATGCCTTGTATTTTGCTTCAAGCGTTCTTGTAATGACTGGATTTTTTGTAAACAGACCGTTTTCATCACTGATAGCAGAACTTACATATCCGGTATTCTGGACATCTTCCTTTGGCAGAAATAGCATCTTTCCATCCGCCAACCATCTATTTTTTTCATAGGTTGCAAAATCTGATTTTTGAGTCTGGATATCAACATTTTTTATATCGGAATAATACGTAGTTCCATTTGATGTTGTTTCCATACTCGGTTGAAATAATGAATGAATACGGATTCTTCCGTAACGGTCATAGTCAAGTACACATCTTCCGGCATTTGCTATGATCTGTAGTGCTTCTTTATGCTTTACTTTTGGAAGCGGATTATGGATAATAACTTTTTTCAAGTAAGTATCCAAATAATAATCATCATTTCCAACACCAGCATCCGTAAGTACAAGAACGGCTAAATCATAAAGTGTAATGCCATTTTCATAATACTGTCCTTTGTAATAGTCATCGTCAATGAATTTCAAGACATCTACCGCCCTAATAGTGGCTTTTTCATCAGATGCACTCCATTCATATACATATAAGGAACCCATCTGAAGCCATTCAATACTACCATTATCAAGTTGGTATCCAATTGTTACATTTAATCGCTGTCCACTTTCCAAGAAGTTGATTTCTGATGCAGGATTATCTACGTTGAATATCTGATTATCATTATGGAGCGTTACACTAAACTCTGATTCCGGTAAATCATCATTGATAGATGAAATGGTTGTCTTATTGCTTGCGTTAAGAATCCATTCATTGTCATATTCCAAACCAAGACCAAATTGAATATAATCAATTCTAACTCTATTGTTCGGGACACTCATTTCAGTAATAATAAGCTCAATGTATGCCGTATTATCAAACACGGTATCTGTCTTGAAAATCTGCTCATTATTTTTAAAATTAACAGATGCACCATTATCAGTTACTACAGAAAATTTTGTAGGATAGCATTCTCCAAATTTGATTGTCAGACCTTTAATATCTGATTTTCCGCAACCAAAATCAAATTTTATATGCATTTCACCAGAAAACAAATCATTGCACGTATATCCGTCAATCCAATATTCATCTGCATTCTCTGGCAAAAAGTACATTGATCCATCAGCCTTAAACATATCCTGTTCGTAGGTTGCATATCTCTTAACTGTATGTTGCCGAAAAAGCGATTTTGGATCAGAAAAAGTAGTGTAATCCGTATTTTCCAGTGCTGCTGATTGTTGCGCTTCTTGATTTATGAGTCCAAGCTGTATCTTCATATACGATTCGTTACGGATTGGACGCTTCATTGATTCTTTATACTCTTTGGAAGTCTGAAACATTTCTACCACCCCGCATCGATAATGTTGACTTTACAGTTTATGTACGCCACTGGTCTACCGTATTGATCGTACTTAAATACATCTGCTGTTCTATCACCCGGATACATAGTCAAGGTAATCCAGTTATTCTCAACCATGTCCCAGAATTTGACAGTTACGAAGTATTTCTTAAACTCTTTCAGCATATCCGACCATGTTTCCGCATCCAAGTACGCC